GTAAGAAAAAAAAGAATATTTTAATTTTATAATATTTTTAATAAAAGGAGTATAAAGTAAACTCCTTTTATGCTATATCAATTGGTGCAGGATCAGTCCATTTATTGCGTAGTTCTTCATTTAATAATTCTATTTCTTGTTGAGCTTGTTGTTGAATATTTTCATAATTGATTCGTGCTCCACCTACCAATGTTTGGTCATACTTACCAACGTTAGAACCCCATAATAATTTAGTTTTTGCAATAGCATAAGCTTTAATCCATTCGTGATTATACACTAAATCATATGATTCATCAGCGATATATTCATATTCGTAATAAATTAATGCAGGACCTTTATAGTTTTCCAGTACTTGTAATTTCTTAGACAAATGATTAAAATTATGTGCAATATCATCTGCAAAAAACTTATCTAAAATAGCTTTAGTAGAACTAATTGCAATAATACTTGGAATAATATCACCTGTTAATGAACCTGAGAAAAACTGTTTAGACCACAAATCAGGTACATAACCAGCACCATAGTTAGCACTGAAATTAGTAATGTTACTTGTACTACCTTTCGATAATTGTTTCAAATTAGTCATTGTATCAGGCATATTATATGTATTCATTCCATTAATTTGAACAAGAACAGTACCTTCTAATGTACCATACGCATATTCAGTAAACTTTTGAATTGTATCATCGATAATCTGATCATATTGAAAATCAGTTACTTCGACTCTAATTAATGGTTCACCAAGCATAGATTTTATATAATTGACTAATGCTGCTTTAGATGTAATTCTCATGATTTTTCCTTTGATTATTTAGTATTATTTATAAATAAAGTATGTATAAAAATGTAAAACAGGGGTGGTATAAATTAATATCACCACAAAAGTTCGTAAAACCAGTAGATGAGCATATGAAGTCTTATAAAGACGGTCACGTCAATTATAAGTCAAGCTTAGAATTTAAAGCTATTAAGTACGCTGATTGGAATAAACATATAGTCGCTTGGTCATTAGAACCATTTGCTATTAAGTATATAAAGCCAACAGATGGTAAGTATCATAGATATTATATTGATTTGTTTTTAGAATTTTCATCTGGTGATAAATTTTTAGTCGAAATTAAACCTAAATCACAAACTAAACCACCTAGAAAACCATCAAAGAAAACCACTAAAGCTAAAATGAACTATGAAAATGCATTAATGACGTATCATATTAATTTAGCCAAATGGGCAGCAGCTGAAAAATATGCAGAAGCTAATGGGTTTAAGTTCATTTGTTTAACTGAAGAACATCTTAAATAATTAATTAAATTGACCCCAAACATCATCTTCTTCTTTATCAACAATAGGTTTTTCAACCTTCTGATTAACTGCTTGAGTTTTGTCCACAGTTGAAACTTGAGGAGTAATCTCCGCTTCAGTATTTTGAGCTAATTCATTACCAATTAATTCATTAAAATACACATCCAATGTTTCATGATCAGTACCAGCTACATCGTAACTAATATCAGTATTTTCAATTTCATGAACAAGTTTAAATTCATACGGTTTACATGTTAATTTGTATATAGATTTTGCATCTTTATATGTGAATAAATTATTAATTCCAGGAACAACGAAGTCTACATGTGAAATTTCCATTACTTTATCATTTGGAAATACAATCAAATTACCTATAATTTTATTAAGTGCAATCATATTATCAAATTCTGATTTAGCAGCAAATAAAGTCACATTAGATGAATTATAATTACCAAACATATTAACATTATAACCATCTTGATCCCAATCTTCTGAATTCTCAGGCATCATATAGATATCATATATTTTAGTATTGTCAGTTTTTAAATGTGAATAATCACCAAAAACAGTATCATCTTTATTGATTTGTTCAGCAATCAAAAATTTAGTTCTTACACCATAAAGGTTAATTACTTCTTCACCCATAGATGTATTTAAACTATATTCTGGTTGGTCATTGAAATTAAAATTCACGTCGTTTATTCCTTTTTATTTTTATTTATAAATAAAATATCTTACTAATTAAAGGATAAAAGAATATGTTATTGAATGAAACTGTACAGTCATTTTTTACTGGACCAACAACATTACAGCTTAGTTCAGAAGTTACTGATAAGAATGTATTAATGGATTTAGAAGCTGATGAAATTTACTCAAATACTGGTTCATTTTTTGATGATAATGGCGGTAATTGTTTGTTTGGTTCAACAGATCAAACGGATATATTATTTCGTCAGAAAGATAAAATAATGAAATATAGACATTTGTCAATGACTCCTGATGTAACTGAAGCAGTAGACGAAATTGTTAATGAAATTATATTTTCTTATGACGATAAGATGCCATTGAAGATAGTTATTAATCAAGAAAACAACAAACTTGTAGAAGCTATTAATGAAAAATTTGTTAAAATATGTAATCTTATTAATATAAAAAGGAATTTATTTTCTATTGTACGACGTGGTTATGTTGATGGTCAGATGATTATGCATTGTGCTTATGACAATAAAAATACAAAAAATGGTATTAAATCAATTAAAATGATTGAACCATCTTTGTTATACTATAACCAAAGTAAAAAAGCATATATGTACATCAGAGATGATAAACATGCCCAATTTACTACACAAATTGATAAGTCTGAACAATACAGTATAGAAGAAATTGTACGTGAAGACTTTGGTTTATATGATGGCAAAATTACATTAAGTTATTTAGATAATGCTATAAAAACTGCTAATATGTTAAAAACATTAGAAGATTTATTAGTACCAATGCGTTTTAGTAGAAGTATTTCAAGACGTATATTCAACGTTGATATTTCTGATTTACCTAATAAGCGTGGTTCGGAAGTTATGAGAGAGCATCAGACTAAATTCAAATATAAGAAGTTCTTTAATAATGAATCTGGTGAAGTTTCTAACCAACAACATATAACATCTATGGTAGAAGATTATTGGTTCGCTAACCGTTCCGGTGGTAAAGGTACGACTGTTGACACATTGGATGAGACTGGTAATTTAGGTGAATTAAATGATATTTTATATTTCTCTAAAAAGTTGTACAGATCATTAAAAATTCCTGTAAGCAGAATTTCAAATAATCCAGAAACTGATCAATCATGGTCTTTTGATGAGACAAGAACAACTAAAGAAGATATGAAATTTTTCATGTTCATATCAAGACTTAGATTAGTTTATTCTTCTATGTTTAAATCTATACTAAAACGTGAAATTATTAGTTGTGGCATTATGAATGAAGAAGAATGGAATAGTATTGAACAAGATATACAGATTCAATTCGTTCAAGAAAATAAATTTATTGAAAAAATGAAATTAGAAGCATTCATTTCTAAAATGGGTATTTACACAAATATACAAGAACATCAAGGTAAATTATTTGCTGTTGAAACAATTCTTCAAGAAATCTTTAAAATGTCTAACGATGAAATAAAAGATGAATTCAAAAAGATCAAAAAAGAAGAAAAAGACCCATTATTCGCTAATTTCTATAAGGAAGATGATAGTTCTAGTTGGTAATTATATTATGTAAAATATAAATAATTTAATAATTCATAGTGACCGTAATGTCTAAAAACTATAACTTTTAGCACTACCAACGTATTTTTAATTAGGTTCGTCCAATTAAATGTCATGTTTTATGAATGCATGAATAAATTACAAATGGTTTTTCTGACTCATTTAAATTAATTATATGATATACAGAAAGTAATGCTAATTCATAAACTTAAAGGAGAATTTTAATATGGCTGAAATGCTTTCGCCAGGTGTATACGTTACGGAAATTGATGATAGTACTATCGTACCTTCAGTATCAAATTCTATCGCTGTATTTTCTGGTCAATTTACAAAAGGTACTGTTGATGAATATAAACTGATTACTTCTGTTTCAGAACTAATCTCTATGTATGGTTACCCAACTGATACTAACTATAATGATTGGTTCCAATGTTATAACTTTTTACAATATGGTAACAAATTACTTATCGCTCGTGCGGCAAATACAAACGGTTCTGTTACACAAACTGGTGATATTGTATTAATTGATGCTGTTCAAACTGGTGGTGATATCTCTGTTGGCATGGTTACTGTTAATGATTTAAGTGTTGGCCAAACGATTACATTCGGCACTGATTCAGAAGTATACGAAATTGTTGCTATTGATCCTGTTGCTCCATCAATTGAAATTGATCGCGGTTTATCAGTTTTATCTTCTGAATCTGTGGTTGCTAATACTACTGTTAATATTTGGACTCAAACTACGAACGGTATTGTTGAAGCTGTTGATGATACAAATATTACACAAGTTACAATTCAAAGTGGAACTTTCCCTGTTGCTAATTCAGCGGTTACAGCTATTAGCGATTATTTACCAAGTGTACAACCTGTTGCTAATGCGTTTGAGTTTACTAATAACTTTACACCGATTTTTACTAACCCGAATTCTAAACTTCAATTTATTGCTAAAAATCCGGGTACTTCTGCAAATAATTTATCTATTTGTGTGGCTGACCCAAGCGCTTTCTTAGCTAATTCAACTGCTCCTGCTAGTCATGTTACACGCTATGCATTTGAAGGTGTTATATTAGATGACTTGTTTGAATATGCTCCAACAGGTACAGAAATTGCTATTGTTATTAAAGAAAATGACACTATTGTAGAACAATATGTT